ATTCATCGCCCCCCTCGTATGGTGCCATGTTGAACACTCCACGGAGTTCGTTCGGTGACATGATGCCTCGGTCCACAAGCTGCACCATGTTGAGCTTTGTTTTATTGCTTGCGTATTGTAAGCGGTTCGATTCGTATATGATCTTATTGCCGAGGTCAATCTCCCGCTTGGTGAATACCTTCCTGGTCAGCTCGTCTGAGATATCTATCAGAAAAGGCTCAATCCTTGACTGATAAAAGGCTTCCATTTCCTCCTCGGTATACTCTGACTTGATGATATGATCGTTTACTCCAAAATATCGCTGCACGTCGTCCTGGAGCTGTTTAAGCGTCGCTGCGTCTGCCATGCTCGGTTCTACTTTGACCGGAACGAAGTCCATCGTAGCGTCAAGGGATGCGATTCCGCTCGAATTCTCAAGATTGAGGTAATCCGTTATAAATTGGTCCTTCATTTCCCTTAAACTTTCCGGAGCGACCATCGCCTTTGTCGCCTTCAGGATTCCACGAAGGTTTGCGGTACTCTTGATCGCGTTCCCCACTCCCTGCTCGGCTGTCGTCAACAGCTGCAGCTTGTCCAGTATCGCTCCGTTATCGTCTCCCCAGATGTCGCTCTCATAATAGTCTTTGCGGATGACCGCCAGATCTTCCCACGGAAAAACAAAGGGCTTTTGCGTGGTGTTCGCAAACTGGAATTTTATATATAACCCGCCCATGTACTCCATCGCCTCAAAGCTGGCATACGGTACCGGATAAAATCCGGTAACCCTTGCGGCATTGTCCCTGGCTATATATATAAAGGCGGTATTTTTTATCTCAAGCCATAACCGGATTTTTGAAAGAAAAGCCTTCCCGTTCTGGTAAAGGTTTGGGCTTATGTTCAGAATTTTGGCGATATCCGGTTTTGTGCTGGTTGCGTGCGCTTTGCTTGTATGCTCCGACAAAGGGCGGACGCATGACCGAACAAGGTCGGACTTCCACATATTCTGTCCGAAAGGCGCGAAGACTGCGGTATATGCTCCCAGCTCTCTCCACCGGGTTTGTTTTGCGCTTTTCAGCGGCTTGAAAATGTCCCAAAAGCTCATTTTTTCGCTCCTTTTTGTTTAAAAATGCCCGTTTTTTGTTAAAAATGCTCATTTTATCGCAAATAACGTACAAAATCATCATAATGCTTGACGTATCCCACCCATGCGTTCAGCAGGCTGACCATCCCATCTATCCTGCGGTTTGTCTGAATCTTGACCGGCTGCATGACCTCGAGGGAGTCTGATTTCGTCCTCTTGGCTGCGGTATTCAGAAGGCACCATCTAAGGATTGGGTTGTTGTTATATATGACTTTATGCTCCGAAAATGCCGCTTGCATTTCCCTCATGGGCTGGTTCCATGTATACGGTCCCTGTGCGGTCTTTTCCATCTCAAATCCGTAGGCTTCCATTTCCGGCACCCAGTATCCGGATAGTGCTCTATCGTAGCATATCCAAAGCGGTCTGATGTCGTACTTCTCGACCATCTCTATAAACCATGCGGTCACGTCCGAATAGTTGACCTGCGCGCCCTCGCATATACGCAGCCAGCCCTGATCTGCCCAGAGCTTGTATGGTGCTTCCTTTGCTCCGGTCTTCTCAACGTAATCAATCTTTGACTGCGGTATAAAGTACATTTGCAGGACATATACGTTGATGTCTCCGGGCTTCTGGATTAGCAGCGTCGCGCATGTCAGATCGCCTACGGCTGACAGGTCGCACCCGCCGATTGCATATGATTTTGAAACGTATTCGATGTCGAACGTCGTCTCGTTTACTGCTTCCTCGTATGCCAGCCAGGATGCGAACTCGCTCTCCGGTAAATTAAAATCTTTCGTGAGTAGTGTCGGCAGGAATGAGGGATCCCTTTTCGCCTTTTCTACGTTCTGAGATAAAGTCTCAATCTTTTTTATTTTGCCGAGTCCCGGGTTCGCTTCCGGCCAGTGCTCTGGATCCGCCCAGGTCGAGCGGTCGTTGAGTTCGTATATCAAAGGCAGGACGGTGTAGTCCTCGAATCCCGGCTCCCACATCGCTACGCTGGACCAGTATCCATATTTCGCATCGAAGAAGCCCTCCCGAACGAATCCGTTCGTGGCTATCAGCCAGGCGAGCGGTTGGTCTCGCATCGATTGTCCCTGGATCATTACGTCGTACAGCGCCGAGGTCTTCATCGCGTGAAATTCGTCAAGGCTGAAGAATGACGGGTTTAATCCGTCCATCGTGCTGGTATCTGATGCAAGGCATTTTATAAAGCCCATATTACCGGCGCAGTATATATCGCTCTGTCTTTTCTTGGTGATCGCTTTCAGCTCCGGTGATTGTATCCTCATGTTTACGCATTCCGCATATATGAGGTTCGCCTGGTCCTTTTTGTTTGCGGTGCAGTAAACCTCCGGACCGGCTTCCCGGTCGTTCAGAAAAACGTCCCACTCGACTGCTGCCGTCTCTGTCGATTTTCCGCATTTACGTCCCCGGATGTCCACGACTTCCTTAAATCTGCGGAGCTTTGTTTTCTTTATCCGCCACCCGAATACAAGCTGAATTTTCGCCTTCTGGAATAACTCGAGCTTTATCGGCTGCCGTGCGAATCTGCCCTTGCTATGCTTGCAGAATCGCTCGATAAATTCTATGTGTCGGAGTCCTTCTTCTGCGTCGAAGTAATACGGAAAGCCCGCAGGTGGCTTCCTCATCCATGCCACTTCGCGCTCATATACAGCCCGGACTTTGTTTGATACAATCTCTTTTCCGTTCTGGATTGCTTTCAGGTACTCCTTCGGCCAGTTCTTTGGCCGCTTATTCGCCACGCAGGAAGGACAGGATCTCAGAACCTGCGTCTGATTCGTTGTCCCTTAACTCCTTAATTATCTTGACCAGCGTTGTAACCGTCTGGTTGGCTGCTGTCGCTGTCTTGTTGTATTCTCCGATTGCCGGATGAGTGTATATGTTTTCGCGTCCTTTGACGTATTCCTTTGTAACGAGCGAGCCCTGTTCCTTTATCTGTCGCTCCAGATCGTTTAGGATGTTAATCTGTACCTGGTAGCGCTTGAACGTCGTCAGGAAGAAGAAGTTCTGTTCTACTCCGTGCTTTTCCGCAATGGCCAGGATCTCTTCGGCTTGCTCTTTTAAAGTTAAATTTTTCTTTTTATCTGCCATTCTTTTGCCCCTTTCCCAAGCTCTTGACTATTGCAAGCTCTCTCTCTGATAGCGGCCATCTATGGGCTGCTGCCTTCTCGGCTGCTGCCTTCTCGGCTGCTGCCTTCTCGGCTGCTGCCTTCTCGGATAATAAGAATCCAGATCCAAAAAGCGACTTATCGTCATCCTTCTGGCTGTCGAGCCCTGAGATTCTATAGCACTCTTCAGGATATACCACGAAGGGTATGCCATACTTTGAAAAATAATTTATCTTGGTTGCTGTTATGACTTCATCGGGGTAGCTATATTTCGGCATTTCTTTGTATTTTTCTGCCCGAATCTTGTCGTCTGCATCCTTGAGCATCTCGTACAGCTCGGGGATTCCCCTTACCTTTGCTTTGTCAAGGTTTGTTATAAATGAGGTTTGCACCTTTGCCCCGTTCTCGTATGTCACAGATACGCCTATGGGTATGTAGCATACGTCACAATCTCGAGCGCTCCCAAAAAGGGTTAGCCCTGGAGCAAACAAAAAGAATGGTATTTTTCTGTCACAGTAAAACCGGCATATCTCCGATATAATGGAGAATGGTGGATTATCTACCACCACAGCCCCTGCTTTGTATTCTTCCTGCTGGTAATTTCCGCCAGGATAAAAAGGTCGCATGAACTGTTCCCGTTTTCTCTTGTATTCCTTTGCCACCCAGTCCGCTACTGTGTCATATATCAGCTGCGGTGTGTAGCAGTCGTCTGTTGTCTTTTTAGCCTCGAATTTATCCAGAAACTCGTTATATTCGTCGTTCCCTTCCTCACGACTTGCGCCTTCCGTGAAATCTCGGTTAAACCAGTCATTCAGCTCCGGCATTTCAAAGCCCGTGAGATCTATATCAAAATCCATGTCCTTGAGTTCTGCTATTTCTTGGGATACAAGCTCCATATCCCATCCGGCATCCTCTGCCAGTTTATTGTCTGCCAGTATGTAGGCTTTTACCTGTGCCTCCGTTAAATGCTCAACTCTCAAACATGGTACCTGTTTTAGTCCCAGCTTTTCAGCTGCTAAAACTCTGCCGTGTCCGGCTATTATCATGTTGTCCTTGTTTATAAGGACCGGATTGAGGAATCCGAACTCTTGGATGCTCTTCGCTATCTTTTCTATCTGGGCATCCGAGTGAGTTCGTGCATTATTTGGGTACGGAGCCAACGCTGTAAGGGCTATCTGGCTGTACTTTGATGTACTCATTCGTACTTCCTCCATGTATTCGGTTTGTCTGTCGTTTTCCAAAAAACTATGCGCGAGTCAGTGGGTTCTTTTCGTG